GACTGCGTCGTAGCATCAAAGTTTACAGTGCCGGTCGCAGCTGTCGCAGAAACCGTAACTTTCTCTGCCGCATTCGCGAGGACAGTCGCAAGAGCACTGCTCGTGCCATTGAATGTCTGCTTTGCGTCGAAAGTGTTCGCTCCTGTAAACGTGTAACTCCCTGTCGGGCGAACGACGTCTGCGAACGAGAGCGTTCCAGAAGCGTTCGTTACAATCGCTTGATTGGCAGTTCCGTCCGCCGTCGGGTAAGTCAACCCCGCAGGATTGTTTATCAGTTTCGTAACTGTTCCAGAAGAGTTCTCCATGTAAACAGAAACGTCTGCGAGGTTCAGTGCCAACTCGCCGGGGTTGAGGTTGCCCGCAGAAGGAGCAGAGCCCGGAGTGGTGGTGCGATAGTGCTGGATTACAGAGTAAGTCGACTGAGCCATGTTAGCCTCCGAAAACTATCGCCATTGCGATAGCTTTCCCTGTCGTAACGCCACTAGAATATTCAACGACTGTCCCGCTTGCATTTTTGTAGAATATTTTGCCGTCTGCAATGTTAATGGCCAGCTCACCATTCGCCATGTTGCCTGCCGTCGGGACAGAGCTCGATGTCGTGCTGTGATAAAGCTGGATTGTCGTCTCGTTAGCCTGAGCCATTATTTCAGCCTTTCGAGTTTGTAGAGCGTCTGCATGTGCAATGCAGTCAGCTCATCAAGAATGTTCTCGAGAGCAGGGACATTGTTGCAGATTTCTTCTCGGTTGTTTGTGAGCCAAAGCAGCTCTTCTTTGATCATTTCTTTGGCGTCTTGTTTTTCAGGGATCCCTTCAACAACGCCGAAAACACCTTGGTAAGCTTCGATAAAATTATCGAGCGTCCCAACGAGGCTCTCGTAGTATTTTCCGAGAGCTTTATGCTCGGAATAGGATTCCGTAGTCCAATGCTTCACGTGCGCATGATTGCGCGCATTAAACATTCGGATGATAAATTCGTCGACCATCAGAATGTTCCCCCGGAGATCCCGCCCCAAGCTGGCGCGCTAGTTCCATTCGATTTAAGAACCTGACCTGTCGTTCCATTCGACACAAATGCCGTGGTGCCAGATCCAGATTGATAAACGAGCTGACTAGCAATGCCGCCAGCGATGTTGTTGGCGATTGATGCGTTCGTTGCATTCGTTGCATTTGAAGCATTCCCAACAGTGATCGTGGCAGGATCAGACCACTGCGGCGCACTCGCCGAAGAAGTCATTATGTAGCCAGCACCGGGCAGCGCGAGTTTTGAAAGCGTGGTCGCGCCACTCGCATAGATCGTGTCGCCTGCAGCATAACTCGTAAGGTTCGTGCCGCCGTACGCGACGCCGATAGCGGTCGCATTCCAAGTTCCGGTAGTAACCGTCCCGAGACCCGTGATGCCTGTGTAGGAGCCACTGAGATAGCTCGTGCCGATCGTCCCGGAAGTGATCTGCGAGCCAGCGATCGCGATCGAAACATCAGAAGCTGAAGTGATCTGGCCCTGTGCATTGATTGCGAGAGTAACAGCCGTCGCAGCTCCGCCGTAAGTTCCGGAAGTAACACCGCTGTTAGCGATGTTGAACGTATAAGCCGGAGACTCAGAAAGACCAGTGCCAGCAGTGTAAGTTAGCGGTGCACCGAATTGCGAGAAAACGATCGCTGTCGTTCCGACGGTGATCGGAAGAGGCGTCTGCTGAACCCAAGAAGTATTTGCAAGCGTCGAACCTGCAGTGATCAGGAAGAAGTCGCCCGCATCGATCTGATCAACGCCTGTTCCAGTTGAATCGAAATCTGTAGCGCGCGTAAGGATGAACGGCGCACCAGCACTGCCAGTTTGCGTCACGACATAGACGCCATTGTGCGACTGGTCAGCCTGATTCTTTACGAGGATTCGGTTGCCAGCAACAACCGCTGTGCTGTCAACAGACAAAGCTCCATTCGCTGTCGCGGTAAGCGTTGCACCAACACCAGAGGTTCCGTTGTTGTAGTTGCACGAAGGCAAAGCAGTCGTCGTCGCGAGGCGACAAGATTGATGGAAGTTGATCCCAGAAGCGATGGAGTCGGCATAAGTTTTGTTGACAATATCATTGCCGCTCGTCGGAGCGGTCGTGATGGTGCCTGTCGTCATCGCAACAGAAGTGAACGTGCCCGCGCCGGGGGTTGTCCCGCCGATCGTCGCTCCGTCAATGATGCCGCCAGTTATAGAAACACTGCTGGCATTCTGTGTTGCGAGCGTCCCTAGGCCTGTGATATCGGTGCTGGGGATCGTCGCTGAAGCTGTGAAAGCAGAAGAGCCTGTTCCTTTCACATAGCCTGTCAGTGTCGTCGCACCAGTGCCGCCATTGGCGACATTGAGCGTTCCCGAAAGAGTAAGCGTTCCGCCTCCTGTGATCGGACCGCCTGTGAACGTCATCCCTGTCGTGCCGCCAGAAGCATTAACAGAGGTTACCGTTCCTGCGCCAGATACAGTCCCCCACTCAAAACTGCTTCCGTTCCACTTCAACAGGAGACCTGCAGCTCCTGGAGCTGCAATGAACGAAGTTGAACCAGAGGCAGTTTGATAAGGAATGCTGTTGGCGCTACCGTCCGAAAGGTTCGTCGCAGAAGCTACAGAAAGCGTATTTGCATCGACCCAAACGTATTCGTTTGCACCAGTCGACTGAAGCAGCTGTCCGGCAACACCGACAGGGCCGACGTACATTCCATCGGCACCGCACCAGATAATTGCACCGTTATTCGCTACGATGCTTCTGGCAGTTCCGCCATTTGCAAGCCCGAGGATTCCGTCGACTTCATTGTCAACAGAAAGATTGACTGCCGGATGCTTATGGTCGTCTCTCGAAATGTTCGAAGAGCTGCCCGCAGATCCGCTCTGAAACCCAGACTGAGGGGTCGCAGAAGAAAGGTTGGCATTGACGGTGACGTTATTATTTAAAGCGCCGCCGCCATTCAACCCCGTTCCAGCGATGACCTGACGAGTGACAGGGACATATCCGCTGATTGTGGCCGGGATCGTCGTTGCTGCAGTCACTCGACCAGTCGAATCGACTGTGAACACCGGGATGTCTGTCGCTGTCCCGTAAGTTCCGGCTGTCACACCCGAACTCGCGAGCTGCGAGGTACCGATCCCGCCGTTCGCTACGTTGAGTGTGACATTGCTGGAGAGCTGTCCGCCGCCCGACAATCCGGTCCCGGCGATAACTTGCCGGGTCGTCGGGACGCCAGCAACGCTCAAAAGGTCGCCGACACGAATCTGATAATTGTTACCTTCGTAAACAATCATCATAAGGCTGTTTTCATCAGCCACCGGCGCGAGGGGGAGCTGGGTGATTCGTGTCGGGATTAGATTACTAGGGACTTCAACCATGAATCACAGCTCCAGATAGCTGTCGCCATCTTCGGTTATGATAAACTCATCCCCTTGCTCTTGAATAAGACCAGCAGGATGGGTGTTTATCGACACATCAGGGCGATTGAACGGAAGCACGATCTGATCAGGAGCTCTCGGAGCCAACCTGTAAGGATCATATTCGTCGGTGTCAGCCTCACAGACCATCAAATTCGGATAATTTGGGTCTGAATGAAGCTCTGCGAGCAGAAATTTGCGCGAGCATCTGGCGCAAATGCCAATTCCGAATGTCGGCTGTCCTGTTACATCAAGAAACCGGCCACTCATTTGGTGTAAGCTCCGATTCCGGGGTTGATCTGGATCGGCGAACCGTCGTTGTCTCCGTCCCAAGCTCGCTGCATGCTTATTGCAGACTTTTGCTCAAGCACTGGAATGAGCTGAAGATCAACAGCGGGAGTTTCTGCCGCCATTTTTGCAGCCAGCCCGTTGACGATAGCTTCAATCCAGCGTTGCGGAACTTCGACTTCTTGCTGAAGATTCTCAGTGTCCATGATTTGGCGATGTCGCCAAAGGATTAACTGCGCAGTTTCTGCTGCAGGGAATGGGGCTGGCCATATATTCACCACCGGCTCAGGAATATCGCGCTGGAACCAGTAGTTGCTAGGCCTGCCCGGAAACACTTTGTTGCTCTGCTGAACATAAGCGTCTCGGTTCAAAGCCCCAAGCGGAATCTCTTGCGGCATGTTTCCGAGCGTTATAACCGAATACGACATCGGGCTAGTCGACGTTATCCGGAAATATGCATATGCTGTCGCGGCAGAAATGTCGGTCCAAGTTATCTCGCCAGCGGAAGCTGTCTCTGAGGACGAGCCGACCGTGACCCAAAC